TTTCTTAAGGCAATTTCACCTCCGCCGACGATAATACATTTTTTATCTTTAATGTCCAAAAAAACCGGATAATATTTCAAATTTTTCCTTCCTGTAAAAATCTATTTGCCTTATTGAAAACCGGTTTGAAAAGTTATCACGAAGGTAGGCAAAACTCAAGCCGAGTTATTGCCGTTAATTATCACGGGAGCAACTGATTTAAAGAAGAAAAAGGCATTAAACACATCGTGTTTGGGGACTGTTTAAAAGCTTGTCCCGTACTTGATACGGGATGTTCAGATGCCAGGCACGCAAAAACCGAACCGCGAGGCGTATATGAATATACGTTGAGCGGTGTGGTTTGCCGCGCAATCCCGATTTTATCGGGACCTGGAGTTTGGACATATTTTCTTTTAAGTATACGCGTAAGCCATGATATTTTTCGCGATGTTACATTTCAAAAAGTCGGTTATCGGAGCTTCGTTGATTTCCTTCCGAAGCAGAGTAATCAGGTCGAGCGCAGAAGGTCTGGTTGCCTTTTTTCTCCATTTTGGCAAAGGAACGAAATCATGAGTGCGTCCCGGTCCGAACGCTTTCAAGCCAGCCAGAAGCAAAAGGCTATAACTGGCAGCAACGAATGCCGGTTGTCGCGGGACAGACTTGGTAGACCAAACCTGAGCATTTCCGATGCCAATAGTATCTTTCTGTTCACGATGGTTAACCTCAATCTGCCAGCGGTCAAAATAGCATTGCAACAATGTCTGCACGTTACCTTCCGTATCGGTGCTCAAAAGATAGGCCGGGTCACGATAATTTCTTTTGGCATTCACCGATGTCTTGTACGGCTGCGGAGCAACGACCAGCAGGCGGAGATGACGGCGTCCCGCACCTCTTTGCCACAAGACGCCGTTGACCTCTTTGAAGCGAATATCGCGCCACGCTCCGCCAAAATGAATCCTACACGTCCGCCAGGGTATCGAATCATCGCGTCGAACCGCTTCCGGGGAAAACCGTTCTTGGCCATAGATGCGCCTTCCTCCCTTTGGAGCAGGAAAACACAATCGTGCATCTTTCCGACAACGACCAACGATATCCACCCGCTCAAGCGGTTTGGAGAAGATGGTGCGATTACACAGACTGCCGTCAACGGCAATAATCATCTTCCTCCGCGTTTCCCCCAAAGAGTCAAGATTATCTCTCAGTCCCCCGATGATCGTAAGACCCTGCTGCGAGAGGTTCTGTGTCTTTATCGCCTTCTTATAGGCCAACCTCTCTGCGTCGGTTGCCTTTTTCCCCGGCTTCTTGACTGCCGGACATTCCACGAAACGGACAGGATATCCGCGAGCCGAAAAATCACCATCCCGGTAATGGGGGAAGATCAACGATGCATGCATAAACCGCAAACCGTACATGAAGTTAACATGAAACGGCGGAGAGAGCGGATCCCGTTGCCAGAAAGCCGACTTGATCTTTCTCCCGCTTCTGGCAATCTTGGTGTCGTCAAACGCAATGCACACAGGCTGATCGGCAGCGTAACGCAAACAGTATTCTTTCAACACCGGAGTGAACAGAAGATGGGGTTCCCAGTGACTGCGGGAAAATATCTTGTAATCAGCGCTCCAATCCTGATGCTGACGTCCGACCGCGCAAATAGACCGGGACAAAGTTCGCCGCCCCAATGCGCACAGAGTTCCCAGAGAAAGCTCCATAGCACGAATGCGACTTCGTTCCTGAATAAAAGCCCCGGCGCAGGATTCCTGCAAAAGCGATGTCATCTGTTCGCTCAACATCTTCCTCACCTGCCTTTCAGGGCAAACGTGTTCTTCCCCGTTCGCAGGAAGCGATCTTCCTTCATTACTTTTTTTGAAAGAGCAGAAACCAGAGACTCTCGATCCAGTTTTACGCCAAACGACTTTCCCGCTTCAGCAATGATCTGTGAAACATGGAGTGGTTTCCCGGCAACAGAGAGTATGTTAAAAACAATTTCAATTTGTGACATACTCTTTTCGCGTGGTTCTTCTTCCTCGATAGGACCACGCAAACGTTTCAGCGCCCGCAACTGCGCTTCGAGAGAAACAACCATGGTGTCGAGAATAATGTCACGCACACCTTCTTTTTCCATCGTGGCACCCCCAAAAGATGAATTTGTATTGGAGATGCCACTATAGCAAATTATATGTACGTATGTCAAACATTATTTTTAACTACATACGTAAATGTCCAAACTCCAGACCGCCGCGATAGCGGCGGCGATTTCATAGGCCGGAGATTTCGTCCCGCGTAGATACGCCAGCAGGATGCGGCCGGAGTTGATGGTTGCGCCAAGCGCGTCGTCATCGGCAATTACGCCTATGCCCGGACGCTGCTCCATCGGGCCGGAGACCAAATCTAAATGGGTTTTAAGGGCGGCATACGATGTCGCATCAATGAACGGCACGGCGATGATGTCGTATTGTTCACCGACTACTGCCGCCAATGCCGTTGCCAACGTCGGGTCAACTGATCCGGCTGTGGTGGCGGTAAAGGCCGCCGTGACGCCGGTGGCCGTGACTGCGGCCTCGAAATCGATCTGGTTGGCCACTGTTCCCTTGTTTTTGGCTGTGAAGGCCAGAGACCCGGTGGTATGCACAACAGTAAAGGGCAGGGCAGGATCATTATCCAGGGCGGCTTTCAGCGCGTCACCGATGATTGTGGCCGTATCCGTTGAAGTGATGCCTATCTGATAGCGGACGTTGCCGACAGACAGCGACAAAACGCCTGAGCCGGTGGCCGGGCCGGTAATTGCCAATGTGTGGACGCGGGCGACCGGCGATGTGGCAAAATCGTCAAGCGCGCAAACGGTCAAATCCAGATAGGGATTGGCTTTGATGGCCGCTCTGACCATGAGATGCGCGATAGAGCCGTTGCCAAAATATGCCGCCGCTTCCGCATCGGAAAAAACCTTCGTGGCGATGGCCTCTGCGACAGAGCCTGCCGCCAGCCGTTGAGCGATGATCAGCATTTTCTGCGCGTTGGCGGGCAGCGTCCGCACCGCTAGTTTGGTGTTAAACTCAAAATACTTTCCCGGTTTGCGGATCGAAGCGGGAATGCTGTCAAATGTGATATTTTTTGAAGCCATGATTTTATTTACCTCCCTTAAAATAGTGAATGGTGAATAGTGAATGGTGAAAAGATCATTCTTTTCCTTTCGCCGCTTCACGTTTCACGGGTTTCTTATCCGGTACAACGACAAGCGATCCGTCCGCTTTCAGGCGCGTGTAATATGCGCTGTCCGGAACTTCCTGCGGTGTCTTGTCGTCAATATATTCTCTGGGCTTTCCTTCCTTCGGGCATTTGGTGCCCGGCGCTGCTAATACGTTCATGTGTCCTCCATCCTTATTTCAGAACAAGGGGTTGCAACCCCTTGTTCTGTGTTTAATTACTGATCTAATGTCACCGCATCGCCGGCGTCGACAACATCGTCGCCGGGTTTTAGATAATAATTCAGGCCGATGGTCAGCAGATCCACGATCTCATCGTCGGATGTAGGCGTGATGACAAAGCCGGTTTCAAATTCAATTTGAAAAACGATCTTGCCTGCTTTGGCCTCCGCCTCCTCGGTAATGTTATCTAGACGCTTCGGTGCGAGCGCGTCTATTTTCAGGCCGAACTTGTTTCCGGCGAGCAGTAGAAATATTGCCTCCAGTATCGGATAGACGCCTTTGCGCCGGTCTTCGACGCTTCGGAGATTTTGAAACGTTACGATCACCAGTACCTGAGTCTTCATTTTATACTGTGAGATTGTTGCGTGGGTAAACGTTCCCCCGCCGACGATGACATCAACCGTTGGCACGTTGAGCGCCAGCGCGCTGTGCGCGGCGTCAATGCTCACGCGGTTCACGTCGGGCAACTTCTCTTGCAGTCTCGCAACAATTTTATCTTCAATATCCGTTAACATCAGAACCCCTTCATCGTGTCGCGAGTAAAAATGCGATCACTTACTGATTTATTGCTTTCCGCGCCATCCGATGTGGAAGCGGCAGGCGGCGGATCAACGCCCAGGGTCAGAATGCCTTTGGCTATATCCTTGAGCCGCGCAATCGCATGGTCATAAGAATTTTGTACGTCCTCGGATACTGTGCGCCGTTTGTAGAGATAGTAGATCGATATATCCAGGGAAAGCCCGGCGACGACCGGAGGAACAGTGGTAAACGGCACCGCATACTTTACAGCACAATAGCCGTCAATTTCTGCGTCTGCCCGCGCGATGGCCTTTATGACGTTTTCTGTTATTACCGAGCCGGTATTATTGTCGTCTGTCAGTTGAATTACAATATCAGTCGATATAGCGATTTCGATATCTGACGGTGTGCAATAAGACATTTTTTATCTCTCCTACGTAAACGTATAATACTTATCGATCTTTTTGATCGTGGTCAGGAACGGAACTTCTGTCTGGTACTGCTTCGCCTGATCGGTAAGCACGCCCGATCCGGTAAAGGCCACATATCGTTTTCCGTCCATCATAAACTGTATTGTTAAACATGCTTCCGTTCCCTTGTTGCCGTATTTGCTGGGTTTGATTCTTACTGCCAGCACTTCAATTTCCTTGTTCAGTATCGCATCGATTTTTATCTTGTCGCCGTCGAGCGGAATATGCTCTTTGGCGAAATCACTGAACCGTTTCGATCCCTCCATTATAATCAATCGCCTTTCGCAGTGTATCCAACCTGAGATGTAGTTGCAGGTTGCGGCTGTTAGACCATTTGAGCCAGCCGGTAATAGATGCCAGCGTCGACCGGTATTGCTCTGCCGTGATCCGGCACTTCGCCAGCAGTGCGGGCAGAACGCGCAGTCGCCGTTTCATTCGGGTGGCTGTTGATTTGCGCAGCAGGATATGATCCGGAAAATGCCGGTACCCCAGGAAATCAACGCCGCGCGAAACCGGGAATAAATCGCACTTACTCATCGATAGTTTTAACTTCGATATCAGAAATTCCTCGATGATTTTGGCCATGCGGCCCAGGTATTTTTTATCATCATGGAAAATAAGAAAGTCATCGCAATAGCGGATATAGGCTTTCACCTGATGTTCGTGCTTTAAAAACTGATCCAGTTCGTTGAGATAAAGATTTCCCATCCACTGGCTTGTATAGTTGCCGATGGGCACGTTCTTGCCGTCCGGTACGCTGTAAATGATATCCTTCAAAAGCCGGAGCGTATCGGGACATTTGATTTTTTTCTGCACGATCGCGAATAAAATATCGTGATCCACGGATGGATAAAATTTGCGGACATCCATTTTCAAACAGTATTTGAATTTACGCACGAAACCCATTGTACGGCGACTGCCGGAATGAATGCCGCGTCCGGGCAGGCAGGCATACGAATCGGCAATAAATAAACCGCTCCAGATCGGCTCCAGAACACGCATGAGAGCGTGATGTATGATTCTATCCGGATAAAACGGCAGATCGAAGATCTGGCGCGTCTTTGGCACGTGAATATACATTGTCCGGTACGGCGATGTCGTGAAAGTTTTATTGATCAGCATCTCGCGGATCTCCGTGCAGACCGCATCCAGATTATCCTCGCAGCGGCGGATGACGTTCTTCTTTTTTTTGCCGCGCTTGGCATCAAAAAACGCCTGCCGGATGTTTTCCGGATCTGTAATTTTTTCAAATAAATTTCCGTGTCTTTTCATTTTTTAATTATTGCCGGTAACTTTCGATTGCTCTACTAACTCCCGGCAATCCCCGTTATGTGTTTTGCCGCTTGTGAGCGACAAGGCCAAAAGATCCAGCCAGGTGGAGTTGCTGCTTTGATCCTGTATCCGACGCGAAGCGAGCCCCGAAAGTCGTATTCGTATTCCAGCGATAGTTATTCGCATTCCGATAACGCGAACCGCAATTCGTGCCATTATTCCAATTACCGCCAGCGAGCAGCTTCGTCATTGATCCTCCAGCCTAAAATCAGCGCGCGTGTGACGCGCACTCGTGTTATCGTTATCTTGCAACTCACATTGGCTCCGACGCGAAGCGAGCCCCGAGAAACGCATCCGCAAACCAGCGATAGCGACTCGCATACCGAAAACGCGAACCGCAATACGTGCCAGAACTCCAAGTACCGCCAGCGAGCAGCTTAACGTCTCCATATAGCCCCTGTCGATAGAAGGAGCCCTTGTTGCCGCCCACATCCTGATACACCCACGCCAGGGCATACGATGCCAGATCGAGCGTTCCATTAGTTGTTGTTGGCGAGGCAAACTCGATCCTCTTATCCGCGCCGTCGTCATAGCTGATTGCCACGCCGGGTGTAGCGGGTGCAGCATTGTAGGTAATTTTCAGCGGGTAATTGGGATCGCTGGTATCCAGGTATTCACTCTTCAGTCCGGGCAAGGCGCACAACAATCTGCCGGGCTGTATTGCATCCTCATCGAAATAGACTTGCATACCTCCAGTCGCCGCAGCCGCGTCGTGTTTAATCAGGATAGTTACCGCCGCGCCGAATGTAATAAATATGTCAACGGCATCCGTTGACATATTGCAGCACAGATATGGCCTGCCTTCCGCGCCGTACTTGAGATAGATCGGATTTCCACCTGGCGATGCTGCGTGTGTTATTGTCAATGTTTTAGACGCTGCGGCCATTGTGCCGTCGGCATCCCATCTATAGGATTGATCAAGCAGCCATTGATACATGGCACCGGCCATGTCCTCACAACCGATATTGGAGATCATGCGTCTCGACGCCGTGTCAACATGCCCTCCGGTGGTTACAGGGTCGGCTGAACCGAAGATATTCGTTCTCTCGTTCCCACCGGTCGCCGCGAGCTGAAATTCCATGTCATTGAGTAATCGTTTGCCGACTGCGCCCCCGTCGTCAACAAAATTATTCCAGGTGCGGTTGTCGGTAATCGTGCCGCCGTTGACGGACACCGTGTTTACGTCGGTGCCGGATGCCAGATAAATGTCAAACCACAGCGCGGCTTTGCTGTCATAGACCATGCCTGCGTTATTTCCGCAGCGCGCACGATGCTTCAGATCCCAAATCGACGCGGGAAGAATATCGGATTGAGCATAATCGGTCAGCGTATGCCCGCTGATTGTTCCTACCGCTGTGCAAAGCGTGTGGAATCCGCCGATCTTACGGCTTGTAGTGGCGTTGTAGCCGCTGGGCCAGGTAGATGCCAGGGATGTCTTAAACACCAGCGTACCGGCATTATCGCAGGCGTAAACATAATAATCTTTGCCTGCTTCAACTGCGCCGGTATCCAGATCGGCGATAGAATCGACATGGACGTCCGCGTCGCAGAAGAACCAGCTACTGCCGATCCGCATAGGGATCAGCGAGGAACCCTTGAAAACTACCTTGGTGTGGTCGGTCGGATGGGCAACCAGCAGCCGGTCTGTTTTATCCAGCGCAAAACCGGCCAGCGCCGCCGCACAGTAAGCCAGCTCCTGCTGATTGATGCCGAAAACTCCCGGATATTTACTAATGCTGGCTTTTTTAGTCATGGTTTTCCTCCTGATCCGCGATCAGATCCGCGGCGTCCTGCCGCGATCTAAAACCCTTGACTTTCCACAGCGGCATGGGATTGTCGATCTCTTCTGTTGTGGCCTCGCCGGTCTCTTCATTCATACTGACCACGCGCAGAGCCTTTGAGTCGTCCAGATCGCGGATTGCTTTTAAATCCTCCAGCGCCTGCGCCTTCAATTCCGGCTCCGCCAGCAGATTAATGTAATCCTGTTGGCAGTTGATGTGTTTCGGATATCCTTTCATTGGCTCAACCTCCCGATGATGGTTCCTGATGTATACTCACCGGTTTTGACGCCCATGCGATAGACGACATTCGGTTCTACTTCGTTACCCACATATTCGCCGTTCGCCGTAAATGTCGCAACGTCCAGCCAGGTTACACCATCATCAAAACTACGCTGCACCGTCACGGTACCTACCCACGTCCCGGAGAGTGATAAATTAAATTGCCCGCAGAGATGTAGCTTGTCCGAATATGTATTTTCTGCTGATATAGATATTGTATTCACCTGATCACTCATATGGTTTACCTCCTTCTTTTTGATCTCACCACAATCCCGATAATCCGATAATCGCGGGATTATCGGGACTAGCTGGGATCAAATCATTCGACTAGGTTGCGTAGGTATCATTAAACAGATATCCGAGGTCGGCGTGCACCTGTACGATATCGGTTTCTTCGGCCACTTCGTAAACATCCTGATGCTCGGCCGGCTCTCTCCATGTTGTTACACGGCGAGGCTGGCCGTCTTCATACGCGATGCGCGCCTGCAATCCGGCAGTGGCAACTTTGAGTCCGAGTTTCGGAGCGCGATAGAACAGGAAGCCCATGCCTTTTCCGGTGTTGACTTCCCAGATATTGACGCCGGTAAACTCGGTGCCGGCTTTGGTTTCTTTGGCTGAGTTTTTTACGGCTTTGCCGATCAGCACTTCATCCAGTTCCAGCATCGCTGCGAGCAGCTCCCGTGTCATAACGCCGCGCTGGGTATATTTGATCTTGTCGAGGATTGCCTCGCATTCACAAAGGGATAGATACGTTGCGTCATCAATAACCAGCACGTTGGGAACTTTGCCGGTCTTGCCTTTGACGGCTTTCTTGCCTTTGGTAATATCGGCAATAAAGGTGTTCGTCGCACCCGCTGGAGCCCAGAGGCCTTCGGCATCTTCGCCACCCGCTGCGCCATCCACCCATGTGCCACTGGTGATTAACGAGCCGACCCGTACTTCTTTTTTCAGATCAACCTTGTCGGCGGCAAATTCGATGGCGTCTTCATCAGGCTTGAGCGGCGGCGCTGTCGCCAGTTTGGAAAACCTGCGGTCTTCGTCGGTGACTTCTTTGGCGAAGGCGTATTCTTTGGTGGCCACGGAGACTTCGTCGATCTTGTATCCGCCGCGGTTGGCGCGTGTGCCTGCGGCGCGGATTCCGGCTTCATCCCGGAACCAGTCGCCCTTGTTATAGACGGTTATCTTGGCCTTCGGATCAGCGCCATCCAGAATCGGGAAGACGCGGTCGGCAATATAGTCCGCGTTTTTGAACGCGATAGATATGTTTTGCAACGGCCCTGCTACGAGCAGTTCTTTTACGTTTGGAGCCATGTTGTGTTTCCTCCTTTTATG